TGATGAAGTGGTTGTCAATGGGGCTGAACTAAAAGACGGCATGTTGATTGTCGACTTAGAGAAGATAGTTCCCGAGGAGAAAAAACCTCGTACAATTAAAATCTCTTAATTGCAAAATAGATAGGTGCCAGATTATCTGGTGCCTATCGCTTGACAAAATAATGAATGTGGTGTATAATTACATCACTCAAACAAAAGGACTATATAATGAAATTAAATGAAACAACCCACGATATTCTTAAAAACTTTTCTGAGATTAATACAAACATATTAATCAAAGAAGGTAGTGAACTGAATACAATCTCTACAATGCGAAACATTTTTGCCAAGGCAACTATTCAAGAATCATTTGATAGTGAATTCGGCATCTATGATTTGAATGAATTCTTATCTGTAGTGTCTAGTTTAGACAAACCCGAACTTACACTAAACGATAAACATATGACAATCTCTGCTGAAGGTAGTACTGCAAAAGCGAAATACTTTTACTCTGACCCATCAGTAATCGTTGCACCAACGAAAGATGTCAACATGCCGGAAACAGATGTAACATTCAGTTTATCTGAATCTAATCTTGCACAACTGCAAAAGATGGCTGCAATTCTGAAGGCACCTGACCTTGCACTTATTGGTGAAAAAGGTGGTCTTGTTAGATTGCGAGTGTGTGATAAGAAAAATGATACATCAAATAATTTTGATATTGTTGTTGGCGAAAATGCAACAGCAGATTACACTTTCTATTTCAAAGTAGAAAATCTTAAAATGATGTCTGGCGATTATGATGTCGGCGTATCATCAAAGTCTATCTCTCACTTTAAAAACACAAAACTGCCAATTGAATATTGGATTGCATTAGAACCTGATAGTGTTTTCAATGCATAAATTTTTTTATATTATGAACAAGGTGAATTATGAGTACAGACTTTTTATGGGTCGAGGAGTATCGACCAAAAACAATTGATGATTGTATACTACCACAATCTCTAAAAACATTGTTTCAGTCCTTTATTGATAAGGGCGAAATATCAAACATGTTATTTTCTGGCACACCAGGTGTCGGTAAGACCACAGTTGCGAAAGCATTGTGTGAGCAAATGAACTGTGATTGGATAATGATTAACGGTTCAGAAGAAGGTGGCATTGATGTTCTCAGAAACAAAATCAAAAACTTTGCTTCGACTGTATCGCTATCTGGTGGTAAAAAGGTAGTGATACTAGACGAGGCAGATTATCTTAATCCTCAATCAACACAACCTGCTTTAAGAGGTTTTGTTGAGGAGTTTCACAAGAACTGTCGATTCATTCTAACATGTAATTTTAAGAATCGAATCATTGAACCACTTCACAGTCGATTCTCAAACATTGAGTTTAGAATCAACAACAAAGATAAACCTAAACTTGCAGCTCAGTTGTTTGAAAGGTCAACATTCATTCTAACAGAACAAGGTGTTGACTATGAAAAACCTGTCGTTGCAGAACTTATCAAGAAGCATTTCCCAGACTTCAGAAAACTTATCAATGAACTGCAAAGATATTCTGTTGCAGGCACGATTGATGCTGGCGTTCTTGTAAATGTTTCAGATGAGAATCTAAAGACTTTGGTTTCACATCTCAAAGGCAAAGAGTTTGGTGAGATGCGAAAGTGGGTTGTAAATAATCTTGACAACGACCCAGTTAAAATCTTTAGAAGAATCTATGACAGTTTGTATACTGCGCTTGAACCTGCAACAATACCTCATGCTGTTTTGATTATTGCTGACTATCAATACAAGTCTGCTTTCGTGGCAGACCAAGAGATTAATCTAGTGGCATGTTTGACTGAACTGATGTCGCAGGTGAAATTCAAATGAAAACTACAATAGACAATTTTATTGGTATTTTTGATGATGCTGTTTCACATGAAGTGTGTGATGAAATAATATCAGTTTATGAAGAATCTAAAATATTAAATTATGCCAAAACAAGGCGAGATTTAGGTTACGGCCAACAGCAAGCAGAAAATTCATTAGTTTTTGCCAATAAAAAACATATGACAAATTCTATTTTCTTTAATAAGAAGCGACCACACATTCAGAATTTTGTTGATTCGGCGTGGGAATGCTATTACGAATATGCTAAAAAATATGGTATATTGGATAGTATTGTGAAACATGGGTTTTATGATGATATAAAAATACAAAAAACAGAACCTACTGGCGGATATCATGTGTGGCATTGTGAACACGATGGAAGAACCTGTGGCTCAAGACTTTTATTAGTAATGTTATATTTGAATGATGTTGAAGCAGGCGGCGAAACAGAATTTTTATATCAATCATTAAGAATAAAACCTAAAAAGGGAACCATAGTAATTTGTCCTTCTGGTTTTACACATACTCATAGAGGCAATCCACCACTTTCTGGTGATAAATTTATGATTAATGGTTGGATAGAATTCGAGGAATAATATGTACGATTTATTTAAAGATTATCTCCCTGCGATAAATCACACCAAAAAGAATCTGATGGATTCTGATGACCCTATGTGGGAGAAGAAGTACCCTGCGTTTATGGTCAACAAAGTCCTATCTGGTTTTCAAGACACCGTAATGCTCGTCAACGAAATGAATCGAAATCACTTCCTTGATAGAGATATGCAATTTCAATTTCTACTAAATAGTATAAGACAGAAGAAAAGGTTTACTCCATTTCTGAAGGCTGGTAAGATTAAAGATATTGAGTGTGTAAAAGAGTATTATGGATATAGTAATGAAAAGGCTAAGTCTGCTCTTGACATACTCACCAAAGAACAATTGAAATTAATTAAAGAAAGATTATATAAAGGTGGGACAAAATGAATGAGTTAGATAATAGTTGGCATCCTGAAAAGATGCTCGAAGTACAATTAAAAGAACCAGATGATTTTCTAAAGGTTCGAGAAACCCTAACAAGAATTGGCGTTGCCTCGAGGAAAGACAAAAAGTTATTCCAATCATGCCATATTCTACACAAACAAGGAAGATATTTCATAGTACATTTTAAAGAACTGTTTGCACTAGATGGTAAGTTTGCAAACTTCTCAGAGAATGACATTGAAAGAAGGAATACTATTGCTCAGTTATTGAGTGATTGGGGTTTAATTACTATATTAAATAAAGAGAATGCTCAAAACAAAGCACCTCTTTCACAGATTAAAGTTCTGGCGTTCAAAGATAAGAACGATTGGGACCTACAAGCAAAATACAATATAGGTAAAAAAATAGATGACGAAGGCTCCGAAGTTTAGAGATTTCATTACAGAAGCAAAGGGTGATAAAAAGTACAAGTTACTGATTATTACTGATGAGCCTGAAAAGGCAAAAACATTTCATACTGCTGACCGACTAAGGGAAGAGGCAGAGAAACTTGGGTGGAAGAATTATCTATACAAACTATCTGGTGGGTATACATCATTTGATGATGGTATCTTTAGACTACATAACAAAGATGATGAAAAAGGTTTTGTAGTATCAGGTAGTGATACGATTGCTGTTGTTCGTGGTTCTGTTGTGAGAAAAGATAGTTGGTTAGACATTGTATCAACACTTGAAAAACACGGCGTCTGCGTTGCAAACAGTCGTAAAACAATCAACATCTGCACAGACAAATATAGAACTGCACTTAAACTTGCAGACTATGGCATCAGACAACCTAAAACTGTTTTAATAACAGACCCCGAAAACTCTGTCAAAGCATTTGACATCCTAGACACTAAGTTTCCTGTGATAATGAAAACTCTAAGAGGTTCAAAAGGTGTTGGCGTTCTGTTTATTGAGTCTGAAAAATCAATGGATAGTATCGTTCAGATACTTCACAAACAAGATGAAGATACAGACCTACTATTACAAGAATACATCAAAACAGATTATGATGTAAGAGTGCATGTGTTGGGTGGCAAAGTATTTGCGGCTATGCAAAGACCAGTTATCGAGGGTGATTTTAGAAGTAATGTATCGCAGGGCTCAGAACCTAAAAAGATTAAACTAACCGAATTAGAAATAGAAGAAAGTCTGAAGGCTGCGAAGGCAGTTGGTGGATTATGGACTGCTGTTGACTTTATTCCTGCAAAGAATAGGGACAAAGAACCACCATTTGTGATTGAGGTAAACTCATCACCAGGCACAGAAGGTATAGAAGAAGCAACTGGGCAGAATATTAGTAAAGAGATTATCGAGTTTTTTGCAGACAGTAAGAACTGGATTAAAGTACCATCTGAATGTGGTTATAAAGAAGTTGTTACAATCAAACCATTCGGGCAGATTGTTGCCAAGTTTGATACAGGCAACTCTGGTATGCCGGTGATTCACGCTGACGAGATGAAAGTGAATGGCAAGAAAGTTACATGGTCTTTACTAGGCAAAACTATTACGAGTGATATAATTCGTGTAGAAGAAATATCAGTTGGCGGTCTAAGAGATTATGATGAAGATAGGTATGTGGTAAAACTAGATGTTGAATTTCTAGGCACAGTCTATGAAACAGAATTTACACTAGATGATAGAGATGAAAGAAGTCATATTCTATTTGATAGAGAGTTTATGAATCGACTCAATGTGATGGTCAACCCAGGCAGTAAGTATGTGGTTACGACAAAATATAGTTTGTAGGCTTGACACACCTATGAATCTACTGTATAATGTGTTATTAAATAATGAAGGAGTGAAACATGGCAAAAAATCATCAAACAGAAAACCCACTATTCAAGGCGTTACTCAAACAGGCAGAGGCTGATATATCAACTGCATTTGCTTCGTTAGTGGTTCATTTTGATAATCCATCAGCTGATGGTGCAATTATCAAATCAATGCAACATCAATTAGATGTTATTAAAACGGCAGAAGAAAGAATTGAAACATTAAACAAACACTTTAACAATACTCAAATATAATTAATGAAATTCTACACAAGTGTACTTCCTTACAGAGGTCGGTTGTTGGTTCGTGGTGTCGATAAAGACGGCACACAGAAAAAATATAGAATTAATTATAAACCATCTCTGTTTGTTCCAGTCGGCAAAGAAACAAAATATAAGACTTTAGATGGTCGATATGCTGAAAGAATAAAGTTTGACAGTATTCCTGAGGCTACTAAGTGGGTGAATGAATACAAGAATGTTACGAACTTTGAATATTTCGGTAACACAAGACATCAATATCCATTTATCGCT